CTGCTTGTGCTGCTTGCTGTGCTGCTAACTCTGCTGCTTGTGCTGCTTGCTGTGCTGCTGCTTGTTGTGCTGCTTGCTGTGCAGCCAAAGCTGCTGCTTGACGATCAGCTTCTGCTTGTGCTGCTGCTGCTGCAGCTGCTGCAGCTTCTGCTGCTGCTTGCTGAGCGCTTTGAGTAGTAGATACTAAATTTTGAGTAGCTTGAACTGCTTGAATAGCTTCTTGTGTTTCGTTTATAGCAGTTTGGGCAGAAGCTATAGCAGTATCCATTGCTGTAACTGCTGTTTGAGCTAAAGTTAAATTAGTTTGAGCATTTGTTAAATTAGTTTGAGCTTGAGCTTCTGTTGTTTGAAGAACAGTTAAAGTTGCTTGCTCTGTAACCAAATTAGACTCGGCTGTTGCTAAAGCAGCTTGCTCCTCTTGTGTAGCATTTGAAGTTGTAAATTCACTTCCTGGTATTACTTCCCAAGTTCCGTTATCTGTGTAACGAAGTAGTTGCACCCATGCTCCACCACCGTTTTCGTAGTACCACATTTCAAATGCTTTACTTACTCCAGCTGTTGTAGCTACATCTGCAGTAGATCCACCGCCGCCTTTGTCATACCAATCGTTGATAACAAGTTCTCCATCAAGATAGAGCTTTACTCCATCATCAGCTGGGGTATGTAAATATTGAGTTCCAGTTGTTTCAGGTGTCCAATTACCTGTGTACTTAACAACTACATCTTCTGCTCTATTAGAACCAGCAACATAGCCGCCACCCCACTGCTCATTAATTCCGTTTGTATCTGTAGTAGTAAGTATTGGAGTAGCTCCTTCTGGAACTACAGGAGCATTGTTTTGTCCTTGAACATTGAACACTTCAACCTTAAGACCTTGTTGAGTAGATGAATCAACTACAGCTTGTGCAGCAGCTTCAGTAGCTGTTGCTTGAGCAACGACTACTTCTTGAACATCAGTTGTAGCTTGAGCAGTTGTAAGTTCTGATGTTTTTGTAGTCACTTCAGTTTGCGCTGATTCAACTGTAGTAGCTGTTGAAGCTAAAGTTTGAGCTGTAGTCATATCAGTTTGAGCCTGAGTAACGGCTGCTTGAGCCTGAGCAACTTCGGTAGTTGCATTTGCTACAGCTTGAGTAACTTCAGATGTTGGTTGAAGTGTGTTAGATGTAGTAGTTACTGTCTGTAAAGTTTGAGTTATAACTGCAACAGCTGCAGTTGATACAGTAACTTGAGCTTCAGCCACTTCTACTTCTGCTTCATCTATCTCTGTTTCTGCTGTTTCTACTGCTGATTGTGCTGTAGCTATTGCTGGTTCTACTGCTGCTGCAGCTGCAGTTGCAACTCCCTGAGCTGTTGTTTCTGCTGATTGAGCTGTAGTTAAATTTGTCTGCGCTGTGGTTTGAGCTGCTTGAAGAGTGGTTAAAGTAGCTTGTTCTGTAACTAAAGTAGTAGCTGCTTCTTGAGCTGCAGAAGTTAATGCTGGATCTGAACTTGTAGTTGTTACACGAACATTATCAATAATGTAAATATCACCATCTGGTTGAATAGTAACGCTATCTATAGCTTTACCCTCTGGTGCTGTGATTGTTTCAACATATGTGTGGTCTGGGTTTGACACACCATTGTGAGTCATAACTCCATTTTCAAGAGTTCCTGTTGAAGTAGTTCCATCTGTCGCAACGATGGTTTCTACTGCATTTCCATTTTTTGCATAAATGTCGAACTCGATGGCAGTTACATTTTGATCTGTTGGATTGATAGTTATAGGAGATGTACCGTTTGTGTAAAGAGCGTTCCCTTGAACACCTTCTGAATTCCAACCACCACTTATTTGAGCGCCAGTTCCAACTGTAATTTGAGGATCTATTTGTCCATCAGTAAAATTTTCAATAACTGTTGTAGTAGAAGTGTTTGCAGCATCTGCTGCTGCTTGAGTTGTTGTCGCTTCTATTTGAGCTTGAGCTACTACTGCTTCTTGTGTCGTTACTGCTGTTGTTGCTGCTGTTACTTCGGCTGTTTGGGTCTGAACTGTGGCGGTTGCTTGGGCCAGAGTTTGATTGGCAACTTCCGATGTTGTAACTGCTGTTTGGGCGGTTTGGACTGCTGTATCTGCTGCTTGCGTAGCATTATTAGCTTCTGTTACTTCAGTCTGAGCATTTGAAACTGCTTCTGTTACTTGAGTAGAAGGTTGAGATATTGATGTTGCTACCTCCGAAATCTGAGTTATTTGATTGCTTAAAATTGTTACTTCAGATTCCGCTGTTGCTACAGCGGTTGCTACTTCTGTGATTTGCTCTTGCGTTGAGCCACTGGAAGAAGCTTGTGGATCACCTCCCGACGACGCAGTGGATTCTTGATTAGTGTTGCCAGAATCCCCCTCTCCTTGAGCTGGAGCGTCGTCGGCTTTCGCCGCTGATGGCATAAGTATCCCATAAATTAAACCTATTAATGGAACAACAAAAAAATACATCAAGGCTTTTAGCTTTATGTATTTTGTGTAGCTTGAATGCACTAATTGCATTTAAAGTCTTTCTCCCGTGTCCAAGGAGCGTAAGTCGAATAACTTACCTGACTATTTTACTTTAGTTAGATAATTTCCTTAAATATAAATGTCGTACAGTTGATTTGTACCATTTGCTTCCTCTAGTTGCTGTAGGAACTGATTCAAAATTTAATTTATCAGCTATCTCTTGAAAGCTTAAACCTGCTTTTCGTTCTAAAACTATTCGATCTCTAATATCTTCTTTAACTAAAGGAAGTGGTCCTAAATCAACTCCCCAGACTTTTCCATTTTGTCTTCTATCTTCATGAACATCTTTTTGACGCTCAGAGATCATTCCGCGTTCCATTTCTGCCATTGCAGACATAATTGTGACAACAAAACGACCTTGATAAGAAGCAGTATCAAGACCAAGATCAAGCAAAGCTAAACGCCATCCATATTTATGTGAACGATCAACAATACTAAGAAAGTCACGAGTAGAACGGGCAAGACGATCTAAACGAGTTACAAAAAGTGCTTTAGCTTTTCCACTATCTAAGTCTTCCAATGCATTTCTTAAAACTGGACGACCTTGAATGCTCTTACCAGATCTACCTTCTTCACGAAGAATTACAGCTTCGTAGCCAGCAGCTTCTGCTGCAGCAATAAGTTGCTTTTCTTGTGCACCAAGGCTCATGCCATCTTCTACCTGCATCTGAGTAGAAACACGAGCGTAGCAGTACGCTATTCCTTCAGTGCTAGTTGTCATGATTATTTAATCTAGCCTTATGTAAAAATTCGTTTGGGCATTTAGTAACAGTTGGGTCATATCTATTTTCACAGTCGCCGCACTCCCAAGAAAGAGAAAAGACTGCATCATAATAACCATTGTTATAACCAGAGTCGTATACATCTAACTCTTTTTCAATTTGTGCTTTTGTCTTTGCCATTATGGAGATACTCGACCATTCTCTACAAAAGCAGTATGAGTAAGTGGCATCAGCTCTTTGAATATTTCTTCATACTTCTCAGCAACCATTTCTATCTCTCGCTGTGGGAAGGACGGAAATCTCTGCCCTTCCACACTGCGACGGAGGGATAGAAAATTCATAAGAGAACGAGAATTGATAGTCACATAAGCAGATGAGTAGATAGTCACTGGAAGAACTCCTCTAGCAACCTCTCTAGCTACCCCATGTCTAATCATCTCTTCATAGCCCATATATGCCTCTTTACAGGTTCTCCTGTAATTCACCATAGTTACAGCAATTTGCTCTGGACTTCCTTCTTTAAAGGTGTAAGCCCCTGGCTTTCCAATTTGTAAAAGCTTTCTTTTGTCGTCTGGGATATAGAACTCTGGTTCTAAAACCCTGTAACGACCCGACTCTTCGTTGTAAGAAGCCATACGATGTCGCATATGCTCTCTCCAAACAAAGATAGGTGCTTTTACATAGAAAGTGAATACAGAGTGTTCAAAAGGAGAGCCATGACGATCTCGCATCAAAAAGTTAATTAGTCCAGCAGTTTTACTAGGGTCAGAGTCTTCCTGAGCCTTTTCTCCCAGAGTGCTGACTCTGGCAGCAAAAGCAACATCTTCATCAGATGCACTGTGTTTTACCAGTTCAACTACTACATCGGACCTGAATACGAGATCGTCTGGGTACACTACTTATCTCCTCTGAATACTTTGAAGTTAGGGGTTTTTGGAACTAGCTTGTCTACCTTCTTCTTTTTGAAGACATTGACAAAAGCTGTAAGGATCGCCCATACCAATACGAAGCCAATAAAAGCAACAATTAGTACAAGCACCCAACCAACCATGAAAAGACTTAATTGCCACGCTATTTCAAAGGGGCGTTGCCAGTCTAGGTTCATTTTTACCTCCATTTCCTGTGTTAGATCTCTGTTTAGTGTACAGACTTAGACTTAAGTATGTACGAGTTTTAGGGGTATGTCAAGGACATTTATAAGCTTCATATTGAACGATTTTGCTTAAATTAAGCGTACAACGATGTCGTAGCCAATCCAAAGCCCGATAATGCCAGCAACGCCAGCGAATACTGGTGGAGCAGGTACTGGAAGCTTAAATAGAGCAAAGACGACTCCGCAAAGTGCGCCAGTCATTACTGATAAAAGTATCTCTTTCATTTTTTCCTATTCTGGACACTCGCAAGGTCCGTAAGGGTCAAAGGAGCAGAACTGACAGTCCATACGCTCTTGGTGGGCTTTGCAGTAATAACGGAACTGATGCTCGTCACAGCAGACGAAAAGCTCGTCAACTATGTTGTAGTACTGTGTTCTATCAATAGTTTTACTCATTTTTAACCTTTTACTTTCGAAGTTCTATCTACGCAGATAGGCTCTCCAGTGACGACATTGGCTGCAAAATAAGCACTCCACTGACCATGGGCTAAAGCCAGAGTTGTTTGAATTTCTCCGTCAGACTCGTTTTCGCTCTGTACTTCACGAAGAGCTACCAAAGACCCTGCGTCTGCAATAACCCTGTCTGCATGAAAATACATATACCTACCATCAGGAAGGATAACTCCCCAGTAGCGTTTTCCATGTACAGAAGCGTCTTCATTGTTTGAGTCATAGTCAAATATATACATACCTATCCAAACCTTTTAGTTACACGACCACACTCTGCACAGGAGACTTCCCAAGTGATCTTATCTACCCAATAAACATGTCCGAAGATTCTGCAGACTATCTTCTTAATCAGAGTTTTCATCGTCCCAACATTCTTGGCATAGCCAGCCTCCTAAAGCTGGTTCGTAAAGATGAGTAGTCCTTTTAGGTATTCTCTCCCCACACATCTTGCAGAAAGAGTCCTTTTCGGTCTTTTTTACTTCTTCTTGACGCATACCTTTAAGTGGTTAATCAGAGTGTGATGAGCAAACCCAGATCGAACCTCTACCTCTGCTTTACAGTTTGGGCAGACTACTGCTCTATTTATTGTTTTGTTTGGCACGAGCATTCTCCTTTGCTTTGAAAAGTACTTGCTCTAAGCTTCTTGAGTCTTGAGAGTAAGACTCGTAAACTATTACGCTTTCCATGTTTTTTGTCTCTTTCGTCTCTAGTATCTGCTTTTTTCTAGCAGAATTTTTTCCTATAAAGTATCCTACTAATAGTTCAATCATATTTCTAGGCTTTTTTGTCAAAACATTCTTGACATAAAAACTCTGACTTAGCAGGGTTCCATACAGCTTGAGCCTGTCTTATGATGGTTCCACATTCAGCGCATTCACGCATCTGGGTCACTCCTCTTCTCGGATGTTTACACCAAGCTTTTTTGCTTCTTTTCTATAAAGCTTTTGGTATTCATCCCAGTATAAGTGAACTAAAGCTGTCTTAGCTTTAGCCTGAGCTCTTGATGCCTTTGCTGCAGGGGTAAGTTCTTTCTCTTTTGTAGTTCTTGTCTTTGCCATTTGTTTCCTTTCGTTTATCCCCTAGCTGTTCTAGCATATAGGAATCTATTTTAGATTGTCAAACCCTGATTTTCCCGGCGCCCTTTCCGTCTAGAGAGGCGGAGGGAGGGGGGAGGGGTTTGTGTGTTTTGGGTCTTTTTGCGTGCTTTGGAGGCTTTGTTGGAGTTTGTTACGCAGGTCTTGCAGAGAGGGTATCCATCTTTAAAAATTGTGTTTTCGGGTGTTCTTCTGTGTCCGTGCCTACAGAGCTTTTTAGTGCTTGGCCTACCAACCAAGGTTTCTATGCTAGGAATACGACCTCTATCTCGTCCATCTTTGTTGTTTTCTTCAGCTGTTCCTAGTTGAAGGTGATATGGATTTACACAAATTTTGTGATCACAAAGATGCATTACATGCATATCTGCTGAAGGTAGTTTCCCTTTATTATGATGAATAGCCCATGAGTATCGGTGGGCAGTTATTGTTTTATTAGGTGTGTAGGCAAAAGCTCCATAGCCACTGCTTTGAGTAGCTGCGTCCCACTCCCAGCACTCATGCTCTTCTAAGATTTCTACCTTTTCCCAAAATCTGTTTTTACGAGAATCCTCTTTCTCCATACTTTAAAATTACCCTTCTTCAGAAGGAAGAGATTCAACTCCAAATTCTTCTATGTTAGTTACATTAAGAAGTTTTACGACTCTGCTAGTTACATAGCCACCTTCTTTATCCAACTGTTCTTTTGCTTTAGCTTCATCTGATTCAGCAACAAGTTGGATTATCATGTTCACTGAGTAGGTATATACCTTAGACATATGATCTCTTTTCTGTTGAGTTAAGCATAGCAGTGCGCTGTGTAGGACTTGAACCTACGACGACCCGATTATGAGTCGGGGGCTCTAACCAACTGAGCTAACAGCGCCTAGCGCCCTCGGCAGGGATCGAACCTGCGACGCAGACCTTAGAAGAGTCTCGCTCTATCCACTGAGCTACGAAGGCTAATTTAATTTTAATCTACTAAACTATAGATAAAGTAGGTAAAAGATCCATATCGTGAAGACTTGTGTAAGGAACTCTCCATTTTGTTCCGTTAGTGAAGGAAACTTCAAACTCTAGAACTCTGCACTCTGAACCATAAATCCATCCTATAGCTTGATATGGATCTGAGTGATACTCCTGAGATGGGCGCCTTTGTTTCTTGTTCTCTAACCCACCAACGATAAGAACATAAATACTGTCTGGGCTATCTAAAGTATTATGTCTAAGAGACCACTCGGTGTTTGTTTTGTTAATAGATGTAAAGCAGTACTTAATTTCTACTCCTTTTACATCTTCCTCTGAACGCCACTTATTAACGTGTGGGACAAAGTCGTTGAGTCCCATCATTCGTGCAAAAGCTAGCTCTGAGCCAGCAGCGATGCAGTGTTGCCACATCTCCCAAACATCTCCCTCCGAGTAATTGCGATTTGCTTGTGGATTGCCAAAATATGGCTTTTGTCTTTGATACCCGATCTCGGCGCAGATGGCTTCTTCTTCAGGACTTAGGGTGTATGCCCATTTATTATTCTCTACAAACATATAGAAAGAGTAACAGGTAATCCTAAAAAACTCGATTTTCCCG